TGGTAGAATTCTCTTGCCCCGAAAAGATGGTTATGGATCGCATAACGACTCATCAAACCAACTGTCGGATGGAAAGAATTTTCAAATACTGCTCTACTTGCTAACAACTGAATGTACGGCAGATAGATAACACCAGTATCATACTCGCTCGGCCCTTTGTAACCAAGGATAAACTGATCTCTACTTTCGAAAGTATCTCTATAAACTACGAGTCTTCCATCCAGCGAACCAATTCGTGAAACACCTGTAGGCTGAGTTGTAACATCACCAGGAACAGGAGCGATAGCAAAAGCCGCTAATGTTTCCAGAATAGCTACACCTCTTGGACTACCTACGATCCAATTGGCAGATCCTCTACGAGTATTGATTGCGATATCTTGAGTCTTTCTGATGATGTTATGATAGAGTTCACGATAACGCTCCATCTCCCAACGACCTTTAACGCCTTGTGCAGAATTCTCAAAATCCCATGTAGTATCGTAACCAGCAACACCACGTACAGTAGCGTCAATAGCTGCAATAAGTTCACGGTCAATTTCCTGTGTAATTTCATACGCTAAAATGTCCATCATTTCTTCTTCAAGATTCAGACCATGCATAGCCTTTAAGTCTTGTGCGATCTCTAAAGACCAACGACTTCTAAGCTTTCTAGTCTTCGCTTCGACCTGAGTTTTTTCTACGGTCAAGTTTACTTCTCGGATATGAACACCAGTTCCAACACCAAGACCAATATCATTCCCAACACCAGATCCAGCTTTAGATCCTAAAGCTTCACCAGCGGAAGTAATATATGATCCTGAATAGGTTGAATCAATGGTATTGTATCCTAACTCGGTTACGTTAGCAGTATAACTACCAGCGGTTGTTCCTGCTCTAAAACGTAGAGCAAAAGCAAGACCAACTGGCCCTGTCAACGGTTGAACACCAACTAACTGATGAGCTACGAGTTCAGGGAATGTACGTCTAACCATCGGAACAGCGATTTTATTGAACATACCAGAAGTAGGCCAATTAGCCAATCCTCTACCATCTCCAGTTCCTACCGCATCGTTTCCACCAGGCGCACCACTCCAAGTAACCCCTTCCATCAAAAAGTTATGCTGGTTTTCAAGCATGACAGCAGTAGCTTTCATTACCTTTTCAGAAGTAATTGCTTTACCCTCTGAGAGAACTGCTTCCCATTTTTTAACCAGATCATTAATATTCATATTTAAATTCCTCCTGTACTATTTTTACTACTTTTAAATCTTGTTCTCTTTTAGAACTTCCACATAACCTTTGAGATGTTGTGAGAACGGACTGTTATCCTCTTCCTCATTCAGCTTGTCTGGATCTCCGTCAACTTTTCCCTTGCCTTCTTCCATCTCTTTCTCTTTACCATTTTTACCATTTTTCTTTTTCTTTTTCTTTTTACCGTTTTCGTCTTCGTCATCATCGTCTTCGTATTCGTCTTCGTCATCATCATCCCCATTTTTACCGTTTCCGTTATAGGCTTCAACGATGACTTCAAATTTACGATCAATTTCTTCTCTATCGGTAATACCATCTAGCATTTCAAGTACATGCTCTTTCTGGCTTTCAGTCAAGCCATTGGTTTTACGATGTAGATAGACTTCTGCGGCTAATTCTGTAGCGTCCTGTTTTGTTTGTAACTTGTCAGAAATGGACTCATTTAATTCATCTCTAAGTTTTACAATCTCTTCTCTTGCTTCTTTCAGAAGTGCTTTTACTTCCTCATCAAGCAGACCTTCATCAACGCCCAAGCGAACTTTAAATTGCTCAATCAGATCTGAATAGAGTTCACCCTTACGTGCGTACTCTAAAACCTTTTCGGGAATCTGTAGTTCTTGTTCCAGAATCTCATCAACAAAATTTGAAAACTTACCTGTAATGTCTTCTTTGTAAGCATCAAACTTCTCTTCGTAAGCTTCGATCAGTTTATCTTTCTCTTCGCTTAACTTAGACTCTGACATCTCCTGTGCTTTGACTTCGATAAGAGTTTGTAGCTTCTCTTTGATGACTTCCTGTTCGCTTTCTTCCAATTTCTGTACACCTAACAACTCAAGAAGTTTTTCCATAAGCTATAATACCTCCTATACTATTTCTATATATTATTTATATATGTTTTATATGTTTTTAAAAAAAGGTGTGATTGTAGGATATATAAGGATTTACAATGACTACTTTAAACCCTTTAATAATTGAATTGCTTGTTGGAAGATTTTAGCGGCTTCTTTCTTTGTACGCATGTGTGCTTCTTTTAGCTTATCTTTAGCATCCGACTTCATTAATATATCATGAAGTTCATCGAACTTGTCTATAGCTACATTTGCGCTGGATTCATCTATGTGGTCTTTAAATCTCATACTTCTTTATAAACTGTGACATTTGTAGTATTAATATTTCTTTCATGATTTATTTTGACTGTATATTTTTTATCTTTTTTCAAATCATTAAAAAAGTTCGTTAATTCATCAAAATCTCCATTATATTCAAACCCAACTCCTAAAGTTTTCGGAGTTTTCCAAGGAATTATACTTATATCTCTTTCTTCTTCTGTCCAATTTTTACTATAGGATTTTAATATATATGAATCTTCTTTTTTAGGAGGAGATGAAATAAATTTCATTATCATATTTTTATCAGTATTTTCTAATTTACCTTCTGTTAGATATTCCATCTTTAATTCTTCATTTACTATCTTATCATATGCTTCTATAATTTTTTTATCTAATTGATCCATTATTATTATCTCCCCATTGTTCCCATTGAAGTATACATTCCTTGGATTCATCTATATAATTTTTGAGTTTCATTATTTAAAAAAATGTACTTCTATTTCATTATTACCATCTTTTATTCTAAAACCTTCTCCAAAGACACCAGTAACAGGCCCACCAAATAAAACTTTTCCATTATTCCATACTTGTGCTTTCTTATACATTTTAAATAGACCATCTAATTGCCTTTCAAAAATCTCATAATCTCTTCTCCTATTTTTTAAGCGGAATGCTTCTTCGCTTACTTCCCATTTCTTATTTTTTATGTTCCATGTTCCATATGATTTAGATGTATCTTTTGAATCTTTAAATAATTGTATTTTTTCAGTATTAGGAAAATTGTTAATTTCTTTCATTGCAATGGATATTGCTTTTTCTGCATTAGGAGCAGTTATTTGACTTCCACCACCACTACCGCTTGTACCTGTTTTAGCTATTCTTTTTTTATTTTTATCTAAATAGTTAACATTCCATTTAGCTTCATTTACTATCTTATCATATGCTTCTATAATTTTTTTATCTAATTGATCCATTATTATTATCTCCCCATTGTTCCCATTGAAGTATACATTCCCGTATGCTCTTCAATGGTACTGTGAAGCATATCCGCATAAATGCCCTTCGCTTCGTATTTTATCTTGTAGTTAGTTCCTCTGATTGCACCAAATTCAACATCATATAGATCCATAGAGGTTAGTTTAATTTTTATGTAGTTAACTCCTTTTGAGTTCCTGCCAATTTTAAATGATAGAAAATTATCACCACCAACTAGGTTTTTTGCTCCTAACATATACAATGCCTTACCACCTAATTGTTTCTGGATAGTTTTAGCTACTTGCATATTAGTTGCTTCATCCATTCCACCCCATGTGAATACATTGAAAGCTTTAATAGTTTTAGATTTTGTTATACCTAATTTTTTAGCTACTGTATCAAAATCTTTTGCTTTAGGTCTTAAAGTCATTGTAATCATAATTTTATTTAATTCGTCTTGAACCTTTCTACCTAATACAAATAATTCTCTATCCTTTTGATTCATTTCATTTAAATATTGTTTTAATCTCATTATCTCACCATTATGTCTTTTCGACTTAGAGGTATTTTGTTCTTCTTCGCATATTCTAATGTTGCTTCTCTGGCAATAGTAAAATGCTTATCATCGGTCATACTAAACCATTCACTATCATAAGAGTTTGCTTCTCCGTTATCGAACAGGAATTTATTATACTTCTTTGGCATATACTTCTTATATAAAGCGTATGCTGGCGCACCATTAGGTTGAGACATAGTTCCCATGACTGTTACGATAGATACTTGAAGTTGTTTTGCATTAGCTTGAAAAGTTTCAGGAGAACCTAACATATCTGGATGAACTTTTACAAAGTTTTCTATGATTTCATATGCATATTTAATAAATTCTCTTTTATATTTACTAGTGGCTTCGCCTAGATATTTTTCTATTAGCATTTATAACTCCTCAACTTCTATAGTTCTCCCTTTGAATTTTACTATAGATCCTTTATATTTCTTCTTTATAAAGTCTTGTATAGTGTCTATCTTAGAGAAACTATCAAAGTCTTCTTCATCTACAAAATCAGAAAGGTGGAATATGATCTTTCGTTTCACATCCACCTTATTGACCTTAACATTAGGGAAGACTTTAGCGATAGCTTGTGATACTTGTCTTTCACTGGATTCACTCAAGATAGAATTTACGTATGCTTCTTGAATTTTTTCTTTTTCGAACATAGAATTCCCTTTATTTCTTTTTGATGACTTTTATAATATTACCGTTATTATTTAATCTGGCAGAATTTTTTCCCTTATGTCTATCATATTCCATTTTTAAAAGTTTCATTCCATCAGATTCATTACTTGCAGAATTAACCATTCCCCATTTTCCATCAGAAGATTGCATTTCAACGTCATAGTCATCATTTTTAGACATTCTTTTTTCAATAATATTAATTGTCTGTAAAAGATGGTTATACCAGAATTTTTGTGCTTCTCTGATATCTTCTTCCGTAGGATCTTGTTTAAGATTATCTTGACCTGGAATTGAAAAGTCTTGTGCTTCATATATTCCGTTTACCCATGAAGGTTTATTACTAGGGTCAGTTACAAGATCCCATGTAATCAGATGAAAGTCTTCGTTTACATAACCGTCATCTCCTACAGTTCCAAGTCCTCTAGAAGAAATTCCCATTGCTCCCTCTTTGATAAGAGTTTTAGCAATCTGGCCCATAGGAGTATCAAGGATTTTTGCCTTTCCGTAAAGGTTATTTCCTTTCCATTCCAGCTTGACAGTCCTTAAAGCAATTTTATCAGGATTGACTTCTGGATTTGGAGGATGTCCTAGTTCTCCCCATAGGCATTTCTTTTCGATCTTCTCATTTACTTTGCTTATCTCTCTTTCAAGAATCTCTTTTCGATATTTACGTTTGTTGTTATTTTCAATTTCAGCAGAAGAGAAAATACCTACAGCATACATATCTTTAGTATTGTCTTTCTTATTTACTTCTTCCGTAATCTGAAAATCTTGGCTATATTCTGTAATTAGCTTTGCCATTCTCATTAGTCCTCCTCATTATCTCCATCATCTTTCTTAGGAGCAGGATTGATGTCTCCCTTCAATCCTAATTTATCTTTAAGGTGAGCTTCTACACCACCTTTAATCTCTTTACTTAAAATTTCTTTTGCGTCTACATATTCATCATTCTCAAAATGATCTAATGCTTTTTTAATTTTTTCTTGATCCATAATACCTCCGTTTGTTTACATTTTTATTTTAGTCATCATATGCAACATCAATTGCTAAAAGACCTGTCTTAGACTTAGGCACTTTCAGCTTTTTAATAGCTAGTTGTTTAGCTCCGTATAAATCCTTTGCTTCTGTTTTTTTAATTTCTAATTTCTTCCCACCATAGATAGCAATCCATCCAGCAAATTCTCCTTTTGGTCTATTCCATTCTTCCATTATATTCTTATTCTTCACTCCTTCATGCCCGATAAGTGCAGATTTAAAAATGGTTTCCATATGAGCAAGAGTTCTTAATTGTGCCTTATACTCATTTGAATAATTACTATCACCGATACCTGATACTTTATAACTACCAAATTTTGGTTCTTCTCCGTATGTTTCCATATGAGCCATTTTTTGGATTTCACTCCATTTATTCTTTATCAAAGGTATAAGTTTTTTGAGTTCTTTAATCTGTTTATCATTATTGAATCCAAATTTATCAACAAGTGTTGATCTTTGCTTAGTACTAAGAGCAGAAGTACTAACAGTCACTTTTGATATATTAAATTTTTTAAATCCAAGATCTTTTACATCAAATTCTTTTTGGTATTTATTGAAATAATCAAAGGCATTTTTAGGTATGCCTTGTATTTTATTTGTATAAACTGATTCTACTAAATATCTTTTAAATTTCATAATTACCTACCTCTATGATTATTTATATTTTTTATTTACTTTTTTCAGACTTACCACTTACTTCCCCCTCCACCTCCACCTTCTTCTTCTTGTGATAGACCTAACTCAATGTCTTTCTTTTTTCCTTCAACATTGGCTTTAATCTCTTCGTCATCCCATCTCAAATATCTCTTCATTAAGTAGTACTTCGAAAATTCTGCTCTGTCAGCTAATTGACTATAATTCGCAAATCTTGAATCATTGAACATTTGTTCCATTTGCTCATCATATCTAGAAGGAGGATTCATTCTAATTTCAAGTTTTTTAGATGTTATCTCATATTGTTTTTTTAATCCTTTGAATTCAAGATGGATTATAAACATGTCTAGAAAATCTTTGCATATTTTCTTTTGTTGTCTTTCTAAAAACTTAGACCATTTGATTTCATCTCTGGAGATTTCCGATACTCCACCTTGACCGAACATTATATCTCCTGATCTATTCTCTTGAGTAGCGGCAACTCTGCTTGCAGGGTACTTCAAAGCCCGATATAACTTCTTTTGGAAGTAGTAAATATCATCCAGTTCTGAAAACATATTAGTATTTCCACCAATTGTTTCAATACTAGATCCCCTACCCTCTGCTGATTGTGGTAAGTAGAAGTTTTCAAGTATAGCTAAAATTTCTGGCTGATGATTTAGCGTACCGCTTTGTGGATCATAGGTTTGCTTTTTACTCATCTTAGTTTTTATCTTCTCTACATACTTCAACGCTTTATCTCTAGGCATGTTGCCTGTATCAATTCGGAAAACATATCTTTCAGGCGCACGAACTACTCTAGCGATAATAACGGATGTCTCTAAAAGCTTTAATTGATTGTAAGGTACTCTGGCTTTTTCTAAATACCCTTTAATTTCAAATTTCGAATTACCATATATACCATAGTCAATATATCCAATCTGATTGGGATCAAAAAATATAAGATCCTTTCCATCTCTTTCTTTTGCTTCTTTGACATTTAGTGGTTTTTTTGTTTTTGGTTTTATATACTGAATGAATCCTTCTATCTTACCAGAAATAGGATTATAGAAGAAGTCCATAGTTTCAGTAGGCAAACGCTTTATATTGATTATACCTTGATTTTGATGTTGTGTGTCTATTATTCTTTCGTAAAAAACTCTTCCGTCAATGTAGTAAGTCCATAGGATTTGCCACATCTTATCTTTTAACTCTAGCCTTTCTCTGAATAAGTCATTAAATTCTGCTTTTAAATTATTTACTATGTTATCGTTTTTTGCTAAATTTTTATCTTTAATAGCTAGATGAAATACTTCTCCTATATCATCTTCTTGAGTGGATTCATTTACAGCATCTTCTATGACATCGGAGATTTCTCCAGTCATAGCCATTTCTCTGTATTCATGTATTCTTTGTACTTCACTTTCGTATACCCTATTGATATAGCTATTGTAGAACATGTTGAAGCTTTGAGCCGTAGTAGCTCCATAGCCTGGAATGTCTGCAAGGGTTTCCCATCCTTCACCCTTTGTAGCTAAAATCTTTTTCAGGTTAGTACTGTATTGTCCTTTTCCCTGAAAGGCTTTTATTTCTTCTTTTAACTGAGGTAAATTTTCTTCTTTTTTATCTTTTCCAAATAGAGCCATATATTACTCCCTTTTCACATATTTACCAAATAATCATATTTACATCATATTTACTTAATGGGTCTTCTACTGTTCCTGCTCCAGAAGCCGTTACAGTTCCACCTATTTCTAATTGTTTTCCTTTATCTCCATCCCAAAGAATTTTAAATATCCATTCTTTATAACTAGGCATTACTCCTGTATCTCCTCTAACTTTTTTATATTCAGATTTGACTATATGCCAATTAAGATCAAGATCATTAAATACATCCCAAATACATTGTACTCCATTCCATCCTGAATCTTTATATAATTTGTTATATGTACATTTTTTTGTTTCTTTATATAAAAGAGTCTTGAGTTTTTGTTTCGATAATCCATCTACTCCTAGTCCAGTTTTACCACTTTCTTTTAATACTTTAATTTTGTTTTCAGGTTTGAAAAAATCTATCATTTTGATATCTCTTTCGTGTTTTTCTTTATCAAACCTTACTGTTATATATTTATCAAAACCTAAACCCGAACCCACGTTTGTTATGACTAATTTCTTGCCATTATAGATAATTTTATCACCAGCTTTCGGATTACCATAGTTTTCTTTTAAATAGTTTTTAAGTCTCATTTATTCTCCTCGTTTTCTTTTAAATAGTTTTTAAGTCTCATTTATTCTCCTCAGCAGTCATCTAACGCTATAACTTGTTCACATAAATCTGGATTATCTCCCTGCCACCTAAACGGAAAGGATGTACTACTGGAGCTTTGACTAGTAGAGCTTTCACTTGAACTTGAAAAAGAAGATGAGCTACTACTGCTACTACTTCGTTGACATACTTCAAAATGAAGTATTTCTGTATCATTATAATAATTTATGCAATCTCTTAACATTCTTCCACCAGCAATTCAGTACAATGGTAATTAATATCTCCGTCTTTTCTTATTTCCCATATAAGATCATAT